ATGAGAAATAGAAATACAAAACGGCTAACAATCTGCTTGACTTTACCGACCTGCTACAAAAATTTATCGAGGAAGCTGACTTTCTTTTACCCTCGTTCGAGCTTTGCTTTTTGGATGAAGCACAGGATCTCTCACCGTTACAGTGGGATATCGCACATAAGCTAGATGCCAAATCAAAAAAGATGTACTGCGCGGGTGACGATGATCAGGCCATCTACGTTTGGGGTGGTGCAGATGTAGATCAATTCATCAATTTGCCCGGCGGTTCTGAAACACTAGAGCAATCACACCGTGTGCCACGTACGGTACATACGCTTGCGGAAAAAGTCGTAAACCGGATAAACCACCGTTTTCCCAAGACCTATCGTCCCCGTGACGAGATGGGTTCCGTACAACGAATCGTTGATGTCAACCAACTGAGCATGGCTCACGGCTCTTGGCTCATCATGGCGCACGCTAACTACATGCTTCACCCAATCGCCAACACGTTAAAAGAGCAGGGGTATTTGTTTACGCGGGGCCACGACCAACGATCCATACCCGAAAAAATGTCGGTTGCGATCAATGCGTGGGAGCAACTACGCAAAGGTAAAGCCGTACAGACAGGGGCTGTCAAAGCCATTTACTCGTTCATGTCAGGTAACAACATCCGCATCAAACGTGGCTTCAAAAAAATAGAAGCTGACGACGATGTGCTTTTGGATCTGAAAACATTGCAAGCACATCACGGACTCTTGGTCGGCGCGGAAATGATTTGGCATGAGGCCATGGATAAAATCCCCGACAAAGACCGTGCCTACATCGTAGCTATGCTTCGACGTGGCGAAAAATTTAACGCTAAACCGCGTATTCGATTGTCCACGATTCACGGGACAAAAGGCGGCGAGGCCGAAAATGTTGTTCTTATGCTTGACCTTACGAATGCGGCGCTTGAGCAATCGGGAGACGAGCTACATAGAACATTCTACGTGGGTATCACCCGCACACTTAAAAACCTCTACATCCTAGAACCCGATGATTATTTAAAGGCTTACGAATTATGACTTCAAACAATCAACCGTTAAAAATTGATAAAGATGTGCCCTTGCCAGAAAAAAGAAACAGCAAGTGTAGAAAAACAAAACATTTACATGATGTTTTAGACGTTATGGAGGTTGGAGATAGTGTTGCGTTCCCCATAGACGGAATAAGAAGGCGTCACAGGCAACCATACTCTAAAGACGGCGAAACCTTATATTACATAGCTATTAGAAGTCGTGGCTTCAAAATGGCTCGAAGGTTGAGCGACGACAGGAAAACAATACGTTTCTGGAGAGTCAAGTAAACCATGGCTGATTTACAAACCATCACTTGTCCGAAGTGCGGTGAAAAGGCAAAAGAAATAATACACGCCGAAAAAAACATCCGACGAGGTTGGTACTGCACAAAGTGTCAGCACTTTGAAAAAGCGCTTTTTCGAGAAAGAAAGGTAGTGTGATGGCTGGAAAATTACAGATGGCAATGTTTCCACCCAAGACAGACTGGGTGCCGATCGCAGAGTTCCCTGACATCACCGATGCCAAAGAAATCGCCATCGATGTAGAGACACGCGACCCTTACCTCAAAGAGGCGGGGCCGGGCTGGCCGACACAAAAAGGTGAGGTCGTAGGCTACGCTATTGCTATTGCTGGTTGGTCTACTTATATCCCGATAGGACACGCAGGCGGCGGAAACCTCGATGCACGGATCACGGCCCGCTGGCTCAAAAAAGTATTCGAGTGCCCCGCTGACAAGATCATGCACAACGCCCAGTACGACCTTGGGTGGATTCGTGCCATGGGCTTTACCGTCAACGGCAAGATCATCGATACCATGATGACCGCCAGCTTGATCGACGAGAACCGTTTTAGCTACAGCCTGAACGCGCTGGCTTACGATTACCTTGGCAAAACCAAATCTGAAAAAACCCTAACCGAAGCCGCACGTAGCTTTGGCGTAGACCCCAAGTCAGAAATGTGGCGTCTGCCGGCAATGTATGTCGGCCCCTACGCAGAGGTCGATGCAGAGCTTACTCTTGAACTTTGGGATCATTTCAAAACCATCCTCAACCGTGAAGATCTGTGGACCATTTGGGAGCTTGAGACCGGACTCTTACCCTGCTTAGTCGAGATGACCATGCGCGGCATCCGCGTCGATGCTGACAAGGCAGAGCGCACCAAACAGTCCCTTATGCGGCGAGAAGCACACCTGCATAAACGTATCAAAGAAGTCGTAGGCAAAGACGTTGAGATTTGGGCGGCACAGTCCATCGCCCAAGCTTTTGACAAACTGTCCATACCCTACCCCAAAACAGAAAAAGGCACGCCTAGCTTTACAAAAACATTCTTGCTTGAGCACAACAGCGAGTTAGCCAGCCTGATCGTGCAATGCCGCAACGTCAATAAAACCCACGGTAGCTTTATCGACGGCGTTATGAAATACGTCCATAACGGTCGTGTGCACAGCCACGTAAACCAGCTACGGTCGGACGATGGCGGCACTGTCAGTGGCCGCATGAGCTACAACTCCCCCAACCTCCAACAGATCCCTGCTCGCGATCCAGAGCTTGGGCCGCTTATCCGTTCTTTATTTATACCGGAAGAGGGACAGCAGTGGGCGGCTATTGATTTTTCGCAACAAGAACCACGGATCTTGGTCCACTACGCCAAAGCATTTGGCGAATCACGCAACGCACCGCTGGCGGGCGTCGATGAAATCGTCACTGCTTACCTTACCAATATGGACACCGACTTTCATACCATGGTCGCAGAGATGGCAAACATCCCACGCAAACAAGCCAAAACCATCAATCTGGGTATGATGTATGGCATGGGTGTCAATAAATTAAGCGACCAACTGGACTTATCCATCGATGAAGCGAAAGCCTTGACCCAGCAATACCACGACAAAGTGCCTTTTGTAAAAGCCCTGATGCGGGGCGTCCAACAACGGCTCGAAGACCCACGATCCTCCGGCTCCATCCGTTCGCTTAAAGGCCGTAAATGCCGGTTCGATCTCTGGGAACCCGATACCTTTGCCATGCACAAAGCCCTGCCCCGCGAAGAAGCTATCGCCACTCACGGGCCAACGACACGCCTAAAACGTGCCTATACCTACAAAGCACTCAACCGTCTTATCCAAGCGTCCGCCGCCGATATGACCAAGCAAGCGATGCTCGACTGCTATAACGCGGGCCACGTGCCCATGCTACAAGTCCACGATGAACTAGCCTTCAGCGTTGAAAGCACAGAGCAAGCGCGTAAACTATCTAGCATGATGGAAAACGCCATACCCATTGAAGTGCCCAACCGATGCGACATAGAAATCGGTCCATCATGGGGCGAGTGCGAGGACATAACATGAAATGTTGGACCTGCAAAGACATGACACTTGTCTGGGGCGGTGACGAGGACAGTATCAACGAAGACGGTGAGCTAGAAGTCATTACCAACTTGTACTGTCCCGCATGCGATGCGATAGTCTTTTTTCATCACGGCCCACGATTCAAAAACATGCCCGACTGGGCAAAAGATTTGCTTAGAAATGAGCCAGAGGTGCATTAGATCTTGTATTATCTAACATAATCGTATAGATTTACTCATAGGACAGGGGAGACCCAACATCGCTGGCATAAGACACCAGTGTCCGAAAACGTCTAGGACAGGGGCTTACTTCCACCCAAAATGCTGGCATAAGACACCAGTGTCCGAAAAGTCTAGGACGGGGAGGTGGCTCCTCGTAACTTGGTCAGAGGCACCAAGGTCTGAAACGCCTCACCTTTTTTATTGGAGAGATTGTATGGATACCACTAAATGGAAATCAGTTTTAATGCCTCGCGATATCTACGAGGAAGTTGTGGTGATTGCACGGGTTGAAGGCCGCACGATTAGCGGACAGCTACGCTACATTACTGAGGCGTGGAAGCAGGACAACCTGACAAAGAATGATCAGGCTTTTATCAAAGATGAAGTCGCTAAATATTACAGTGAAAAAGAGGGCGGAAAAGCACTGACCTCCAAAAGTTTTTCAATATGACGGACATCAAAACCGTTTTTTATGACGCGATACAAAAAGTAAAGGCCGACTATGAAAAAGGCATCGTTAAGCAAGCAGATATTGAAAGGCTTAAAATTTGGGGAGAGTTTGCCAAAACCAAAGTTGAAGCCGAACGAGAGCTTAACGCCAGAGCCATCGACACCTGTGATTCAATCAACGATAGAAGACATACAGATAGCGATTGAAGCGGCAGATACCATGGCCCACCGAACCGGCAAAACTGTGGTAATTCAAGAAGACTTGAGTATTGTTTGTAAAAAAGACGCAACTAAACGTATACTCGAGACAGTGCGTTCCTTTTAGGGTTCTTATAGTGTGGTTTTCCAAAGTGGCCTTTTACATTTGAACCCAGCCCCGTCCGACTCCTACGGGGCTTTTTTTTGCCTGCCCCAACCATAGTGTCAACTTTACTTTACACAAAAAGTGTCAAATAAAAAGTTTGTCCATGTTTTGTCTAACTTTTCTATATTTTTTTATTGACCTGTATGCGACCGTATGCGATACTATAAAAGTCGAAAGGGAGTCTTTCGACCGCTAACCCCCAGCGGGTAGCGATCTTTAACAAAACACTTTGGGAGGTGACTTATGTCACTTGAAGACAAGACCTTCGCTCAGAAGGCCGTCGAAAAAACCTTAATGCTCGAACGCCACGACTCGTTCGGTTTAATCCTAGCCAAGAACCCTAGCGGGCCTCCTTCGCTAGTTGTCGGGGTCGTTAAAGAGGGCGGGACTATTGTGCCTTTGGCTAAACTGCTGTCCAAACGAGAAATCGATAGCATGGACCCTCTGTTCGATAGCAGAGAATGGTGGGACGAGGTGATGAGCAAAGCCCGAACGGACATTCCTTGGAGTGCTCCTGACGACTTTCTCAAAATCGGTCAACTGGATTACTTATCTAGGGACGAAGTTCCATTCGACTGACCTTTTGACGAATACATCAACCGCCCCCGAAAGGGGGCTTTTTTGGAGAGCACTATGTTCACCGTAAAACCTCGAACCACTCACCGAACAACCGGTGAGCTTTTTAAAAGTGCCGATCTGCTTGAGAGCAAGTTGGTGCTGGACAACTACCGCTCCTCTAACTGGAACCTTCAGTGGGGGTCAAAAGAAGAAGGCGAACGAATCGCTTTCGGTAACCATCGGGGCGCTTTGCAACTTAGCCCTGACTACTTTCAAATCGTCAAAAAGGAGAACGAAAATGCCTAACCATTGCTATCAAACCGTAGATTTAAAAGGTGACGCCATGCTCGTCACCGAACTTTACACGGCCTTAACGGAGCAAGATAGGTTCTGTGATTTTATTTTGCCCATGCCCATCGAAATGCGAGAAGGCGATAAGTGGTATGACTGGCGCAGAGAACATTGGGGAACTAAATGGGATTTGTGTCGGGTTGAAATTATCGAAACAGATGGCATCAACAAAGACTATCGCCTTAACAAAAGAAATCGCTTGGCTGGGTTTAGTTTCAAATGTTGGACTGCTTGGCGTGAACCTCTGCCCGTGTGGGAAAAGCTTACGGAGATGGACATCTGTGTAACGGCCTACTATTTGGATGAAGGTGGGTGGTTCTGCGGCATCTACGAAGATGGTGAGGTGACAGAAGATCGAAGCCTCGACGGTGAGCTAGGTCAAATCGTTATCAAGAACGTTGGCTATGAAATGGAGGAAGCGTCATGAGTGAACCACGGCACGCGGCTATTTATAGGGATTGTGAAAACGATAAATGGTTTTTAGAGATAGTTCCTTACGACGTGATGGAAGAAGAAGACGCTTATTCACATAATTCAGAGCAGTTTGGCTTTTTTGATACACCTGAAGAAGCTGAACAGTACGCAGAAAACAACTTTCAAAACACTGGATTTGGCATACCTGTTTTAGGTCAATTGGAGTTTGTTATTGCTAGGCCAACCTTGCACCTTGTAAACAAGGCCTTGTAATTAATCCCCTATATAGTGTTTTTTCTGAGAGATTGTTTTTATTTTGAAAAAATTAAAAATAGGCGTAACTGGCGTAACCGTGTAACCTTGCCTCGAAAGCCGCATAAACACTGGGGTTTGAGAGTTACAGCAAGGTTACGTGGTTACAATATTGTATTTAGAGATTTGTTAATTCGCGATTTAGCATATAGGGGCCAGAGATTTTTTTTTTGAAAAAAAATAAATTCTCAGAAAAACTCTATATAGGGGGTTTTCTTTTGAGTTTGACTTATGGAAAATACCTCGCATACCAACGGAGGTAGTATGCCCGCAAGAAAAGAACGCTACGCTAAAGTACTGACAACCAAAGGGCGTGGCGCAGTCATCCCCGAAGAAAAAAGACCTCGCGTCCGAAAAGGGCCTAGCCCCGATAAAAGACTGACGCGTAAACAAGAACTGTTTGTTCGAGAGCTAGTGGCTAAGGATGGACAGATCACGATGCGTGAGGCGGCAATCAATGCAGGTTACCCACCTAAATCTGCACACGTCCGTGCGTCGGAACTAACTAACCCACGTTTGAATCCGCATGTATGTCGAGCTATTCGAGAGTATCGTCAAGAGCTTGATCAGAAATATGGTGTGGAATACCAACGTCACCTGCGAGATCTTCAGCGTATCCGTGACACAGCTTTGGAGGCAGGGGCTTACTCTGCCGCTGTGCAAGCGGAGTATCGGCGTGGTCAAGCGCAAGGTGACATCTATGTGAGTAAGAGTGAGATAAGAACAGGGTCGATTGATCAGATGTCTAAGGAAGAGGTCATGAAGGCACTGGAGGAAATCAAGCAGACGTATCAACCTTTGACTCACGATGTTGATTTATCTCAAGGTAATAAAAGATCAAAAGCGAAAGAACGCATTATGTTTGGGGAAGATGAGGTTAGAGATGTTTCTGATTAATTTTTTAGGCAAGCTATGGTTTGGACCAGAAACTTGGAATCGAATGCAGGAGATGCAAAACGCGCCAAAGGTACGAATCAATCGTCAATACCAAAGCCGGTATGGGGAAATAAGCCATGGACGATCTACTGGACGTTCCGAAGAAAACAAGGAAGCCTAGAGAATCCAGTTTTTGGCAACAAATGAAACAGGCCATGAAACAGCATGAGCCAAAATGGTCTGCCACACGTTTAGAATCTAGAGTCACGCACGGTGTTCCCGATGTTCTTTTGTTAGATCATCTTGGGCACTGGCATTTAGTTGAGCTTAAAACGACTGAGCGAAACAAGGTCGATATATCCCCACATCAAGTAGCGTTTGCCAGTAAACATTCCAGAGGCAGTTGTTGGATAGCCGTCAAGCTTAAAACAGGTAGCGCATCTGAAATCTTGCTGTATCGAGGAAAGTCCGCAATGGACCTTCGAATGGATGGGCTTGCAACTAAACCGGAGCTTAAATTGACGGCACCTATAGACTGGTCTCTCTTCTTTCAAACCATTGCAAATCCATAAGCTTTGACCTACACTCTTGTATGGGACAAATCCCATATTTAAAAAGGAGCGAAGCCATGAAGACTAAACAGGATCTGGTATTGGAGCGGTACGGCAATCAAACGGTGGACTATGCACTGCCGTTGCAATGGGTACAGGAGTGTAATGAGCGAGGGTTTGATGTAGTATCCCATTTCGTGTGGCTATATGACACGACTTTTGGTAGGCCAGCGTCACTTACACCTGAGGGAGACGCCATGCTGTCTCGTATGGCGCACTAATGGATACGGATAAGCTACTGGCAATCGCAAACCAATTGAGCAATGAAGAAATCTGTACGTTAATTGACATGGTTTCAAACCGGTTAACAGTTTTGTATGGCTGTCTTAATAACCATGTCATCAGTTCTGAGGTTGAGTTTGCGTGTATGAACGGACCTTACATCCAGATCAATTGCACAACAGCAAATTTAGATGATCTAAGTCAGGATGATTTTATTAGGTCCGCTTTAGAATCAAACCCGCCACCTGAGCAAGAAACTCACTAACCCGCTTCGGCGGGTTTTTTATGCCTGTTGAAATTTTAAAAAGTAGTTGATCCATCCCCCGTTGTATGCGACTATCTGGGATGTCGCGATGTGCGGCGCAACTTTGGGAAAATACTATGGCAGAAATTAACTACGTGGAGTTCCACAACTTTGAAGTGGATTGCAGTGAGATTAGAGGCGATGAAAGCGAGATCCTCGAGATCATGCAGAATAGCGATGTATCCATTCAAAACCTTTGTGAATCTAAGTTCGGATACAACCTTGATGATGTTGAAGAGCGCGATGAACTTATTCGTTATCTTAACGAAGTGTCGGGTAATTCGGCGGATTTTGATGTAGAGCGGTTGAAAGGCTGGCTCGATTACGAGTGTAATGATTTCGAAATCTTACTCGAATTACTGTCCCTCGTTACTGCAAACTTATTTCGCGTTGCTACTTCAAACGACTAATTTTAAGAGGAAAGCAAAATGCACACTATTGAAAATGGGACAAACACCCTTCAAAACCTTCTTTTGAAAGTTCAGGATCAAGCCGCACGGGCGCAGGATTTTCTTGCGCCCACCAATCAACTCCAATTGATGACCGGAGATCGCGGTAATGGTACGAACGTCTCGCAAGTGGTTATTGAGCAGTCGGGCGGAATGCCTACACAAATTTTGTCCGCTAATGAGGTCGCCTTTGATCAGATAGCCCAGCGGGCCAGCATTGATGTCCGCACCGCTCGACGGTTGCAACAGGATTACGCGGGTGAATTTGACGCGCTCATTAATGCCATTTGGCAAAAAGAGCCTGCTGTGCGAATGCTCCGCACCTTCAACACCGGCGACAATGTCGGCATCGCCCGTGCATTTGTATCGGATAAATTCAAAACTTTTGACAATGTGCACCTGTTGCAATCCGCATTGCCTCAGCTAATGGATTCTGAAGCCCAGTGGAAAGTGGTCAACGGTGAAGTGACAGATAAGCGCTTGTACCTTCGCTTGAAGTCTGAAACCCAGACCGGTGAAGGTGCCGCAGTTGGTGACGTTATGGCTAACGGTATCGGCCTTAGCAATTCGGAGACCGGTTGCGGGAGTGTCAACGTCTATCAGATGTTTTGGACGCTGGCGTGCCTTAATGGCATGCAGACTGAAAAGCGCACTCGCAAGTCGCACATTACTGGCGCACGGGGTGATGCTGACACGTGGGGACTGTTGACCGATGAAGCAAAAGACGCGGACAACCATGCACTGGCGTTGCAGTTGCGGGATGTGACTGCGGCATACGCTAGTCGCGAATCGTTCGATGAAGTACTCGAAAAAATGAAGGCCGCGCATTCGGACACTATTTCGGGTTCCGTGAACGCGGCAGTGGAATCGCTGGGCAAGGTTTTGACATTGTCCAAAAAAGACACGGCGAGCGTTCTCGACGGCTTACTCGCTACTGTTGGGCAGTCCGGTTTTGTCGGTCAGCCGGTCACTCGTGCCACTATGGTCAATGCTGTAACAGCGGTCGCGCACGAAGCGGACGCGGACAGCGTGGACGATTGGCAGAGACTAGGCGGGCGCGTTTTAGATTTGCCTCGCTCCGATTGGCAACGCGTCGCAATGGCGGCATAACAGAACACCCCCAAAGTGTAACCCCGCTCCGGCGGGGTTTTTTTTGTCCGCAATATACGATAATCTGCGATTGCAATTACTTTGTTAAGAGAGGAGCTACCAAAATGAAGGTGTTTATCGAGCTAGAATTTGAAACGCAAGACGTTACAGACGCTGACGTAATCAATTACTTATTAGAGTTAATTGAAAACGACTGCCTCGATTATGAGGTAAAGCGTGAAAGTTATCGTGAAGTTTAAGAGGGTTTTATAATGTTTTTTCAGTTTATTAAAAAAAGCAGTAACGCAAAAACCGGCGCGATACCGGTGACCAATAGTTCACGGGATACTTGCCCGCCTTCCTGCCCGCTGAAAGGGGACGCCGGTTGTTATGATGAGGCGCTATTCTGGACCCGTCTCAATTGGGATAAAGTCGACAGCGGCGAGCGCGGTGGGTCATGGTCTGACTTATTAGACCAGATCCGAGCATTGCCCGATGGTCAACTATGGCGGCATAACGTCGCAGGGGATTTACCATCATCGAGTGATAATCAGATTCACGTTTCGAAATTGCTTCAATTAATCGAAGCGAATAGCGGGCGCAAGGGTTTCACTTATACGCATTACCCTATGTCACTCATTAATGAGGGTCTGGTGAATATGGCTAATCGAGGCGGGTTCACTATTAACGTAAGTGCGGACACTGAAAAGCAAGCGGTTAATCTTTACCGGCGAAAGTTTCCGACGGTAGCACTTGTGGCCGCAAACAAGCGCGGCGCGGACTGGCGCAAATTCAAGCGTGACGGTGTGCAGTTTGTGCGATGCCCTGCTGAGTATCTTGAGACAGACTGCAAAGCGTGCCAGTTGTGTCATCGATCGGATCGGCAGTGCGTCGTCGGATTTACACCGCACGGGTCCAATAAAAATAGCGCCGAAATCATTGCCTCCGATTAGGGGGCTTTTTTTTTCATCGCATATATGCGATAAAGGGCTGGCGGTAATGTTGCCGCGACACTTTGGGAATTAAAAAATGAGAGAATTACTTTACCGATTAGAAGCAGACCCGCAGGGTCATTACATTAGCACTGGCCATTATGGTGGCGTGGATGAAACGGAAGAGCATTGCAAGGAATGGGCGGGATACATTCCCCACATTTTCGCGGAAGCGGTAATGATATCGGATGAGCGCGGCGAGGTGACACTTGATACAGTCGCGCAGGCGATGGACGATGTATATGGCATGGGTGGTTTCACCTACCCAATGGGCGGCGACGTTGACCCAGTCACCGGTGTTTATTCCTATCCCGGTGATTCGGATTTATTCCCGCTGGTCGATATCCGCGCTCATGGTTTGCGCGTGCTGGTTTACCCTTACGGCATTGTCGCGCTAACCGATGGCGATCGCGTTAAAACTGCGAGGTTTGACTAATGGACCCGTCACTAGAGCAGAACGTGCGCCGTGCTTTATTCCAGATTCAATACGCCGGCGTTATGGCGCTGTCGGGTCGCGACGATGAAGCGCGGGAAGCATACGCGGAGTGTCATTCGATACTGGCGCAGTCGGTCGCGCTACTGGATGAGGCGGAGGCAAAGCTGGCGGAGTTTGATCCGCTGAATCCGTTGCGTGAAAAGGTGACAAAACTGGCCGACTTACTGTGACCAGTGAATCGCTAAAACATACCCCGCCTCGAGCGGGGTTTTTTTTTGCCTATCGTTCGGCAGCGGGCGCACCCATCGACGCCGTGGATAACTTGTTTGACCAGGCTATGCGATTATTCGCATAAAACCTCGCGCTCCGGCTGACGGTCTCCATTGATTAATTTTTGCCCACGTTGTGGATAACTCGTAAAACCTGCCCCGCGCCGCCCGCCCCGTCCACCCCGAAACCTACCGCCCGAACCGTGGACCGTGGGCCGTGGACCGTGAATCGCCGGCAGCGGGCCGTGGGCCGTGGTTCTGGGACCCGCGGGACCCAGTCGCGGAGCGCGTCACCGCGCCGTTCAGCGCTGGCCGTGGCGCACGCGCCGCGCGCCGCGCCCCGCACGCGTGGCCGACGGCTAAAGTTGCATGTTCATCGCAAATATTTCCGTGAAAAAAAGGTACGAAAAATCCGTAAGTGAGCAAAAGGTGCTAAAAGTGTTCCACGTAGAACAAAAATGGCGTATTTAGGAGTCCCAAGGGCCGTGAAATTTTGTTAATTTACAAAACCTACCGGATCGCATACAGTTACATAACTTAATGGCATAAAAA